ATCAAAATCTATTTCTACACAAGGATCCCATGTTTCTTCCCAATGTCCTCTACCATCTTTACCAGCTGTATCTGAAACAAACTTTAACCAATAATCATCTTCGTCTTGTTCTGTATTACTTACTTTAACAAGATAACCATCTTTACAATGAGTAGGTAATTTACTGACATCTGTTACTTCATTTGTCAATATATTCATTACTGCATTTTCAGAAGTTGTTATATTAAATTGGACAGTAGTTCGGCATGGTCCAGAAGAAGTAGCAGCTGGAGTTAAATGTAATCCATTACCTATTTTAGTTATTGTAAAAAAATTACTAGTTTTGTTATTTATTTCAGTTTTTAATTGTTCTAATACACCATCTGCTGTAACCGCATATTCAGGTGTACTTGGAGTAGGCATAGGACGTACAATACCTATATCAGCAGTAGTAGACCAAGGCCGTGTTTCAGTAACTTTTATTTTATAATAACCAATAGATCCAGTGTCTCCCATACTGACTGTAAAATTATCACCAACTTTCCAACCATATCCACCATGTAATAAATCAATCTCTAAACGATAAATTGAATGGTATTTAGTACCTTCAGAATAAGGCATACCAGTCATTTGTAGTTTAAATCTTAAATTTCTTTGAGCATTAGTAGTACCAGAATGGATGCTACCACCTGTAGGTGTTGGGCTAGGATTAATATCAAAAGTCTTTGTATATGTATATTTCGTACTACCTACATTAGAAATTTTCATATTTCTTTGAGCACCACTAGAATCAACCCAAGTTGCTGTTAATTTAGTAGCTCTTGTATTAGATACTGCTCCTCCAGGAGAAGCGCTGAAAATATCTAAAGGATATTGTTGACGTCCAATAATGCTTTTTAAATCAATAAAAGCTTCATAAGGATGACCATAATTAGGATTAGAATATTGTGGATAAGAACTGCTAGCATATCGACAATTATTAACAGCTAATGTTCTTACAATTCTTTCTCTATTAACAACAAATGTGTGATCGTTTATACTTAAAAACTGTATAGATTCAGGATCAGTATGAACTAAATATTTTGAAGAACATCCACATCCACCAGGAGTATTATCTGCTGTATATTCTACAGGAATACTATCACCATTTGAAGTTTGCCAAACTGCATAAGTTCCATCTTTTTCTACTCTACCTATATATTTATCAGTTTGATCGATTGCAAACCAGGCGGCTTCGGCATTCATAGCAACGTCTGCACCACCTGCTTTCTTTGCACTTATATTTCTAATTTGATGTGTACCAGGTCTTTTAACTAACCCAGAAGTTATATCTGGTACAACATTCAAAGCATCCCTAACTTGACCATGTTTTTTTAATGTGTCTGGTTGTTCAGATATACCTTGAATATAATATGGGATTGTTTGTGAGATAGATGCCATCAGCGTACCAATAATGCATTATAAGGTGTATAGGATCTATATGAAGTATTGTGTGGAGTACCAAAGTATGAAAAGTCACCTTGATTACATTCATATTCCATACAAGCTGCTCTAGCAATTGTCTCTTGATTACCTTGTATTTGCATTAATTCAGGATTAGAAATCATACTTGAACAAGCTCTAGTTGCAGCTTTTTGAATAATATATCTTTTGAAAACTGGTGGAATATAATCAACTGTAGTTATACCGGAAGTAGGATCAGGATAAAATGGAAAAAACCAAGTAATATCAGCGTCTATAGTATCTGTAAAAGTATAGGTATGATCTACTTTGTCATAAAGTTTACCGTTTCTTCTAACTATATCTTCAGATCTATATACGTGATCATTGTTGATATCTACACGCAACATATCTTCAGTTATTAATATCTCATTATTAACATTAGGTACTAATTCATAATGTTCTTCTCGGTTGAAATGCCAACCTTCATTTAATACTTCTAAGATACATTCATCAAAGATCTGTTTTACCATTGCTGTTTCAGGGTTGGAAGCATTAATTGATGTAACAGGCGCTTGACCGATCACTCCCAATATTGAATTAACTGCGGATAGTTCGGTATCGGTTTTTAATGTCATAATTCAATAATGAAAGGAATAAAGAAAAGGGAGATCAAAACGACCTCCCATTGTGTATAATTAACGCTGGTTTGGAGGACTGTCGCAATCAGGTACGACGTATGCATATCGTAGATTATTAGTCACAGACTTAACAGCAGACTGTGCATAAGTTCCACCTTGCGTACGTGCAACTGATTTGCGCCATGCCTGAGTACCAGCGGTTGCTCCAGAAACACCATTGTTTCCAGCAACTGTTGCAGGATTAGCAGCCATAATATTTATTTAATTAATTTTGTTTATTACTTGGTATTTTAAACTACTTTACCAATTGGCCTTCTAAAGGTTTGGTTATCATTACCATCATTGGTGATTTGTAATGTAGTACCTGCTGTAGCATTAGCTGCAGATGTTGCTAATTCAAAAGTATCAGCTGACATTCTTTCAACATAATACCATGTACCGTCAGCAACTGTTCCTACTGATGTTACTAATGAAGTTCCACCTTCAGAATGGTAACTGACCAAATCTCCCGTGGATAAACCATGCGCAACTGATGTAAGCACACCTGGACTTGCTTCTGTTATAGATGCTTGAGCAACAGTTAAAGTTTTATAACTATCTTCAAGAATTGATCTACCTGATTCAAGACCTTGGGGAGGATTTTTTGTTATAGAAATAGCATTACCAATACCAGTATTTTGAGTAACTGTATGTGAAGTTCCTGGTAATATAGGCATAGAATTATACCTCCTTATGTATTCAGGAATTCAATAGCAGCAGCTGGGTTAAGGGTACCTACACCCATAGCCTGACGGCCCACGATTAAATCACCTTGGTACATAACTGAAACATCCCCACTTGTAACTTGAACTTGTGGTCCAAGAGCTTCAACCACACCAGCAGCATCCTTCTGATAAATCAGACCACAGCTATTGGTAAAGTCAGCAGAATAATCATTGTTTTCTCCAGCTTGTGAATTAACAGTACCTGCCAAGAATGGTAGGTTGTTAGAACGCTTGATCTGAATACCAGCGATTTCGTATAGACCTTGACCTGAAGTTAGGTTACCGGAATTATTACCGTAATCTCTGTTGAGAATATTTGTATCTACTTGTGATACAAGTGCATAGTACTGACGTGGGTTTAGTACAGCAGTACGTCCGTTCTGAGGAACATTTTTTTCATCCAAAACAGCTGCAGCTTCAAAGAATCCATCAACCAATGCTTGTGCATTATATTGGTTACCAGCTCCAAGTTGGATCTGAGTACCACCTGGTTCTGGGCCAGGAGCAGCAGTAATTGGATGTGACTCACGAGCAGCTTTTGCTATTGTACGGAAGATTTTTTTATCATATGCTTCTGCAAGAGCGTGACCAATCTTAGCAGAGATCTCTGATCTCAAAGAGTAATGAGCAAGAGTTTCATCTAAATCATAAACGAAAGCTGAACTAATCAGCAAGTCATCCATTAAGATGGTCTTCTCTGCTACTGGAGGATCACCAGATCCTAGTATTGGACTACCAGGGGTATGGTAAGCAGCCTGCATACGACCTGTAAAGATGAACTGCATACTCTTGCCGTTTTTCAAGCTACGAGATTGTACAGTTCCTTTTGCTACCGTTGCTGACTCATAAGCTTTGAACAGCTCACCTGAGAACAGCTTTAGGTAAGTTCCGTATTTGGTATCATAAGCGTTAGCAGCTGAAGTAGATGCTGCAGCTTTATTTAAGGTACCGACTACGGATTGGGTTAAATTAGCCATTAATTTGAATAGTGTGTATTATCAACTTACTTCCAATCGATTGAAAATTTTGTGGTCTATCCCACCGTCTAGACGGCTAAAGGGTATCCGACGTATCGGGCCAAAAGCCAAAGCGAGTAAAGGGACTCGAACCCTTAACAATAGCTTGGAAGGCTACAGTTTTACCATTAAACTATACTCGCAAGAAAGAGAGGTCCGACTTTGAGGTGCCTCTCCTCCTACGCTCTTTAGTAGCGTTGGTATTCAACATATGAACCAGCTTTGACAGTTGTTGCAGTAGCAGAACTTGTCTTCTGTGCAACTTTAATGTCAATAGCACCAATATTGGCACCATTCTGGAATACACCCTCAAGTTGGATGTAGTAAGCACTGTCAGTACCAACAGCATCTTGTGCGCCGATACCAGTACCAGTGGTTTCAAATGTTACTTTTTCAGTAATATCACCAGAGATAGGAATTTCTGGAGTTACTCTTCTAGCTCTAAAGGATGTAGCACTAGCAGGTACTGTTACTGACCATGAGAAGTCACCAGCTGCTTTGTTATCTACATCTAACCATAAACGGAAAGCTACTCTTTCATACTTAGCAACAGGAATTGATAATGCAGGTATTGCGGTAAGTGTAGTGTCGCTTACTAATTCAAGATCATTAGCAAGTACGTTTCCACTTTTCCATTCACCTGATGTATAAACAACAGTTCCTTGTGCTGTATTAGTGTTAAAAGCCATTTGTTTAAAAAAATAAAATGTATAAAAAGACTTAATCTATGTATGGTTCCGCCATACTGTGATCATTAATAGTTTTCCGTGGTTTCGCACGGTACTTCATTCTGATGAAACCTTAAGTGTGCAGTTTCAACAAAAATGAAAAAGGCTAGTAGTAGAAATACCACTAGCCATAGTTCATTAAATTTAGAACTTAAACTTGGCACCTATTTTTGTACCGTATGCTGTGTCAGCTGTCTCATCTGTAAGGAATGAAACTTCTCCGTAGACATCAAGCTTCTCAGTAGCAGCGATAGATAAACCACCCTTGCCAGAGAAGTCTGTGTTACCATCAGATCCATCAGGAGAAGTGAAAGCAGGACCACCCTGAATGTAATATCCAAGTGAACCTACATCACCTTCATAACCTATATGAAGATCAGTAGTTCTAGAGGTAAAGTCATTACCTGTGTATGATGCGTTTGACTCAGCGTTTACATAGACGCCAGCCATTGCAGGAGCTGAAGCAAATGAGATTGTAGCTAGGGCTAGTGCAATTGATTTCATTAAATTTACTTGTTAGAATTTTTAGTGTACTTTACACCACGATAGGTAAGAGTCATTGAGAATCTCCACTATCACAGCCCCGTTCCATGCTGTGAATTCATGCGTCCTAATTAAAGGATGAACGGACGTGGTGTTTATTTTTTAGGGGGTCTTCCTTTTTTAGTACCGTAAGTACCTTTACCTTTAGGCATATTCAGACTCCGTTGTTGCCGCTAAGTCTAGCGGGAAATTATGTGCATTTCTTTCATGCATTACTTCCATACCTAGGTTAGCACGGTTGAGTACGTCTGCCCAAGTGGGGACAACCCTACCGTTTGAGTCCAAAATGGATTGGTTGAAATTGAATCCATTAAGGTTGAAAGCCATGGTAGATATTCCCATGGAGGTAAGCCATATGCAAACCACGGGGAAAATAGCAAGGAAGAAATGAAGAGAACGGCTATTATTAAAGCTAGCATATTGGAAAATTAATCTACCAAAATAACCATGAGCCGCTACAATATTATATGTTTCTTCTTCTTGGCCGAACTTATATCCATAATTCTGGGATTCAGTCTCAGTCGTCTCACGAATGAGGGATGAGGTGACCAGGGAACCATGCATAGCAGCGAACAAAGCACCGCCAAACATCCCCGCAACTCCCA